CAAACTCCATTACATCTTCACGGCAGCCACCAATCAGGCCAGCATTCAGCAACGGGTCATTCCGGTACTGTTCGAGGAACTCGCTATAGGCTTTGCCGTGGTGATTGGCTTTCATCCACTCTTCGGCATACGTCTTATGCTCGGAGCCAACGTAGATTTTACCAGCTTCCATTTCTGCCCATGGTTCCCGAAGCATCTCAACATCAGTACCGTCGGTACACCAGACGAAGCGATATTCAGGATGCGGTCTCAAGTGCTGATAGATATGCAGCCAGCGGGCAAAGTACGGGCTCATGCTCAATGGAGGAACCGACTGCATGGTTACACCTTCCGGCGCAGTAGTAAGCTCGTCTGTCAGCACAATAGCTTTAGCGCCACGGATTGAACTGGCCCATACCTGCAATAAGGCTGCATCCGCTGTCATCTTCACTTTACGTTGTGGATCTGGCTGGCTTGTAAGAAGCGAGGTGATCACCACATCATGCTGCTGCCGATGCGGGGCATACCCTGAATAACCACTGTCCCGCCGAGCGCTATAAATTCGTGCGTTGGTCTTTGCCAGACTCTCTCGCTCAGGACGAGGGATAGAGCGGGCCACCTCTTCATACTCGTCCATCGAGTGAATCAACTTTTCTGAACCAACCACATCAGCAAATGCCCAGGTCGATAATCCGGCGTTGTAAATCCGAAGCGCCAGATCAGGATGTTCATACATTCCGCGACCGTACACTGTATCGAAACCGCCTACCTTCTCTATCGCGCTGCGGTGGAAGTAGAGCATCACGCCACGCTGCCCGGTGTAAGCGATGTGCTTGTCATCCCGGTACAACACAGCCATATCGTTCAGCTTATTGCGTCCAGCGAGGTCGAGGAACTGGTAAGCCAGGTGCGGCTCTGGTGATTCGATATAAGGCTTATACCAGTTATCAGCGATTGGCCATGCATCATCGTCCCACAAGAAAAGATGTTCACACCCGGCATCCACCAGCGCGGTTAAGCTGGCGTTCTTCGAGGCGACAATCCCGAAGGATGATTCATGACGTAGCAACTGTATACCGTCAGGAACTGATGCTGATGGTTTAGAACCATCGTCTATCACAACCACCAGCGCACCAGTGGGTAGATGCTTCATGTGTTGATCAATGGCACGTTTCAGTACGTCGGGTCGGTTGTGAGTGGTTATGGCTATTCCGATTCTGCTACTCGCCTTCCCTGCAGGAACGTATTTCACACCATCAATCTCTACATTCATCATGATGTATTAACGTCCTTTCGCGACTTCACGAATGCCAGCATTAGCCCCGGCCTTAACTGCCTCTTTGATTCTCTCTGCCAGAGCATCAGGATCACCTTCTGCATTAATGGCATAATCAGTGAGAAGGGTTAAATTACCGGTTATGCGGGTAGTGATTGAAAGTGTTGGCAGCTCTTCACCAACGGCATGATTGAAGTTAATCGCCGTTACGCCATCGACTTTCAAGCCGTCAATAATGAGGTGCGTGAACTTCCCATCCTCATACTTAATTTCAAGACTTTTCATGTGCGTTTCCTTTTAGGCGTGAGCCTGCCGCACGGCAATGCCGCCCGAGAGGTAAACGCAACCTAACGGCATCACCCAGGCTCACTACTGAAAGACTCTCTTCGTTCTGCGCGTGCGAAGCGCAATAAAAAAGGCCGCCTAAGCGACCTCTCTTTATTCTGTTTTAATCATCGGGGTAAATCAGCGGCATCCAGTGGGTAATCTTGCTGGAACCGGACTCAATAAATGCCGTGGTTCGCTGCCAGTAAGATCCCATGCAGGAAAGCTTGAAGACATCACCAGTATCGCTAAGCGCAATTACCTCTTTAGACCACTGACCTTCTTTGCTTTCTGGTAGGCGGAGTTCAATACTTATCCAATCATCAGCCTTCATAGTGATACTCCCAACGCCACTTCGTTGGAGAATCGCAAAGGCGTCCATTGATCCATTCTTTAACATTAACCTGTACTAGTCGGTATCGTAAATCCTTCACCGGAGACATCGGGGCTTTAGATAGAAGTTCAACACGCCCTTCTTCAATCGTCGGCCGATGCGGCATATTCAGAATATGAAGCTCAGGTATTCCATTACTGTCTACACCTAAATCGTAAACCAGCGCATCATAAGGGCCACCGACCAAGGGTATTTTCATAACAACCTCGCCTTAGTTGCTCGTCATGTTATCAGTGGCAGGCGGTGACGATGCCGCTTTTCAGGAGCTACCCTATCCACTGACAATCCTTTCTGGTTGTACTGTATTACGAACCAGATTCAGCTTCAAACAGCAGCAGGGCTTCTTCCGACTCTTTGATAGCTTTCGTCGTTCTGGCCACCAGCCCATTTTCAGTCGTTACCCGGCTTAACTGGTTAACGAAGATTTGATACTTCAGGGGATCATCACCAACAAACTTGATCGCCAGTGCTGATGCCGCAGTGTCATAGCTCAGATTAGCGAGCAGGTTCAAACGGATCTGCTGTGAAGGCGTAACAGTGATTTCAGGCATTCATTATCCTCTTGTGGGTTGTTGGTTTTTAGCCGCTATAGAGGATATTTTCATTTTATCCTCTCTGGGGGATATCCAGATTTGTGGCAATAAAAAACCGCCCGGAGGCGGTTAGTTTATGACAGTTTATTGCGGTGCTTTTGAAGAGTGCCGGGGATTGTATATTCAAACCCTGAAGACATTTCTAACCCATTGGGTTCATCGAACCCTAACGATTGGGTTTTTACGTATTCCTCTCGGGTAATCTGAAAATCATCAATCTGTGCTACCAAAGTTGGCTGAGAGATCCCATGTTGTTGGTCATCAAAAACCTTCACTTGGTAGGTATCACCATTAATTTTAATAACATCGTAACGAATGAGACGAGCGTCTGTTTCGCTGTTTATGTAGTAGGTTTCCACGTTGTAAATCATTGTTATTGCCTTTGATGTGCATGTGACTCTACATCATAAGGTCTTAATTTCCATTATCAAGCCCACCCGCAGATGAGCTTTGGAATGGCTAGTCGTCGAGTTGCAACACACCATGCTCCAGTGAATCGGAGTACGCGATCAGCCCAGTGTATCCAGGGATAATCTCACCATCATCCGCTTCGAACTCTGGGATCGTCCCAGTGGTGATGGTGTACTGTGGCTGGCCGTCTTCCTTCGCGAAGGCTGCCAGGTTTTCAATCTGTTTTGCAGTAAGAACTACTGTCATGCTCATTCCTCAGTTGTTAAAAAGCCCCGCTATTGCGATGCCCGGTATTCATTCGGCTGGCAGTTCGTCTTCCACGATTTGTTATGCGCCAGGATGTCGCGCTTCGTCTGGCGGTCCATCACTTCGATGTCGTGCTCAGTGAGACGAATCGCGCTCACCCAGTCGCATCCAGTGTCAACGACTTCGATCTTTGCGGGTCCAGTCCACGCGCAGCTCGCGGTCGACATCGTCATCAGGCATATGACTAACGTTCTGCTGAACATTGATTGCCTCCTTCGTTACTTCAACGCGGCGTTCGGCTGCTGCTTTGGTGGCGGCGGCGTTCTCTTCAGTGCGCTGCTGGTCTGCTTTGGTTTCCGCTTTGCTGGTACCGCGAAAATGGCCAATACCAAAACCACCAACTGCGGCAGCCAGAACAGCGCCAATAACGCCGATAATGATTTCAACAATGCTCATGCGTTTACCTTCGGTTCAAAAGAGCGCACGTTGATAGGTCCACCGAACGGGAAACCCCAGTTGAGCCAGGTGAAAATTTTTAACTCACACATACCGTCAAAGACTTCACCCGGATCGACGTCGTCATAGCTACAGACGATATGAAGTTCATCCCCCACCGTCTGAAGAACGACGGTATCTGTTTCCCAGTGTGGGAGAAGGATGCGAAGCCATTTCTTCATGCCAGCACCTTTTTCGCATTAGCGAAGCGAGCGCGGCGATCTTCAAGCCCGTTCGTGCCGCCGTTGATAATCTGCGTAACGCGAAGGATATCGCCGGAATACAGCAGGCAACCCCGTAACGCAAAGTACCAGGCCGCAGAACGGGCAGCGTGGCGCTCCTGCACCAGTAGCTCTGGTGTACTTACCAGATCCAGTTTCAGGGCTGCACCGCATTTGGTGTAGTTCTCGCGGCCGGTGATCTGAAGCAGGCCACGACCGCGATACTTCCAACCGTCGCCCTGGGTGTTGTTACCCATGCGATCACCGTATACCAGATTTGCAATCTGCGGCTGGTGAGCGGTCTGCTTACCATTGACCCGGCCAAGCATCTCGCACTGATAAGCTGTCAGGCGTTTACCGAAGGTTTTCTTCAGGCCATCGACCGAATAGTTGAAGTTCTCCACCAGCGAGGTAAAGCCCGCTGACTCATGGCCCAGCTGCGCAATGAACATGGCCTGATCGTTAGCCGTGGTGATGCCAAACTCATTCATCGCATCACTGATTGGCTGAAACCAGCGCGCAGCTAACCCGGCGCTGATCCCAGCCGCCTTCTGAAATTGTTCTTTATTCATGAGGATATTCCCCGAAAGGGTTTATTTACTTACTTAAAGCAATACGACCGGCAAAATGTTGCCAGTTGTAAATGTTTAACTTAAGGTGCGTACCTCAGTTCCTACTAACACCAGACCGAAAGGGTAAGAGCTCTATTGTGCGGGGAGGATTGATGTCTTTCCCCGCGATTTTTAATGACGTATCGCATCTAAAAGTCTGGCTACATTCCCCCTCGCCCATAACACCGCCGCGCATATCAAAATATTGACCAGCACTACAAACCAGTGCGATTCGCTGTACAGGCCGAACAGATATCGGAAAGGGACGCTGGCATATACCAGCACCGTGAGATAAGCCATCAGCGATATTAAAGGGCGATGTCTCGCCCCTCCGCGCTGGTAGAACATCAGGGCAATAACGATCACAGCGCAGATGCACGCGTTGACCATCGCCGAAGGATCACTTGTTAACATTGCTGGCCCCTCCTCCACGTAAGCGAGAGAGAATTCCAAACAGGCTACCCAAATCCTGACTGTTAACGAACGTCAGCAGCTTAATAGCAATTGCGGCAACGATTACCGCGCCCAGCGCATCAAGTGGCCTGTCGCTATACCCCGTCCATCTGGAGAAGTACGAACCAATGAGCGGTGCGGCGAGTACCCCGAAGATGAATGAAGTGATGAAGTAGCCCACCAGCTTGATGCGGCCGATGTTAACCGCTGTCGCTACGTAAAAAACAGCACCGGCGAATGCACCAAACACCACGCCATAATCGATACCAGTAGCCAAACCAAAAACGCTGGCCCCCATCAGACCACCAGCCGCTACCGTAGTGCCAGTAACAGGATCGGACATCTAGCCCCCTCGTATTGCCGTGAGTCCTCTCAGAAATGAGGGGAAACAAAAAAGGCCACCCGGAGGCAGCCCTTAAATGTAAAAACCCGCACTGATGGCGGGTTTCTTTTTTTTCTGTTGCTCAGTTCGCTTTAACGTCCCGAGCCTACCACAATTTAAGCACTTTCTTGCTCACTCTGCAACTTAAATCTGTCGCCATTTGTGCCGAACGCGTCACAAACTGGAGCGTACAGGATCGATTCTGCCAAACTTAGCCACGTGTCAATGCGACGCCGACAGGTGATTAACGTCCAGTCATGGTGTTTGGCCTGCAGTTCATTGGCCATCTGCAGCTTGCTCTTACGCAGGCGATGACGGTCAACAATCACACCGTATAGCGATCGGTAGTCATCATTCATCAGAACGGAAGCAATGACCCCGTCAACCCGCAGACCCTCTTCGTCTGAACAGAACGCCAGCCCGCTTTTATTTTTGCTATCCAGAATTGCACGCAGGTACGCCTCAAGCTCAGGTTTGGTGATCCCCGATTTCTTCATGCGGCGTAGCGCATCATTGATAGCAGTCTTGGTGATTGTCCCGGATGCCAGCAGCTGGTTAAACATGTTCCCACCAGAACCGCCGCCGATGTACGACCAGCGGCCCCACATGCGGAGCTTGCCCTGAATCCAGATGCTTTCGAGAGTGCGGAGGCGAACGGTTTCGCCTGCTTTGCCAACTTCAGAAGGATTAATCATTTTGCGTCTCCACTACGCCAGTACGCCGATTGCCAGCGCACGATCTAAAAACCGAAACAGCAGCGTTAACTGGTCGCCGTATTTCGCTTCAAATGCCACAGGATCAGCGTGCAACGCGTCGTGATGCTCTCTGCACAGAGGTATCACAAACAGGTCATGCGCTTTGGTACCCATTCCACCCTGCCCGTGGCCAATCAGGTGGTGGGGGTCGTCTGCCGGTTTAGAACAGCAGACACACGGCTGGGTTTTAACCCATCGCGTATACTTCTCGTTTTCCCAGCGGCGGCGCTTGGGCCGCAGCATCAAGGATTCCGGAGTGTCAGGATCGACCTTCACTGAAACTATCTTTTTGGCTTTCTCCTGCAGCAACTCAGCAGCAGGTATCGATGGTGTGATTTCACTCTCACGCATCACTGACTGGAAGGGTTCAGGCTTTAGCCTCAGGGCTTTGGCCGCCATGCTGTCCGGGATTGCATCACCCAGGCC